ATGGCAGAATTCCCGCTGTCCCGGCGGCGCATAGCTGCGCCCGCCGCGTCTTCCTTTGCCCGCTGGTCAAAGCCGTTTCTGGCCGAACTGGCGGCCACGTCCAATGTCAGCGCCGCAGCGCGAGCGGCAGACATCGCCACCTCCACCGCCTATGACGCCCGCCGCGCCAGCGCCGATTTCCGCCGCCGCTGGGAAGCCGCCCTGTGCGAGGGGTACGAGCATCTGGAAATGGAACTGCTCGGGCGGCTCCGCACCGGGGAAGTCAAACCGGCCAGCGGGGCCAAGCGCGGCGTGCGCACCTTTGACAACGCCACGGCCTTGCGCCTGCTGACCGTCCACCGCGAAGCCGCCGCGCGCGGGCGCGGCGCACGCAGTCATGCGGAGGCTGAAGCGGTCATCCAGTCGATCAATGCCAAGCTGGAAAAGATGCGCCAGCGCGAACTGGCAGCAGCGGCGGCACAGACCATCGAAGGCTGCGCCAGCGAAGCCCCGCTCAGCGAAGCACTGGCCAGCGAACCGGCACCCAGTGAAAGCCCCAGCAATGTCCGAAGCTGAGCTACTGGCCTGGCTGCTGGCCAAGCCGGAAGCCGCAAGGCTGGCCCATCTCGCGACCCTGACCGCCGACCAGCGCGACGAATTGCGCACACATTGGCGGCTGTGGGCGCGGCAGGATCAGTTGCCGCCGCCGGGTGACTGGCGGCTGTGGCTGGTCATGGCCGGACGCGGTTTCGGCAAGACCCGCGCCGGGGCCGAATGGGTCCGCGCGGTGGCCGAAGCCGATGGCGATGCCCGCATTGCCCTGGTCGGCGCAACGCTGGGCGAGGTCCGCGCGGTCATGGTCGAGGGCGAAAGCGGCGTGCTGGCGATCAGTCCGCCGGAACGGATGCCGGTTTACGAACCCTCGCTGCGCCGGGTCAGCTGGCCCGGCGGCGCGCAGGCGACGCTCTATTCGGCAGGCGAACCGGAAGGTTTGCGCGGGCCGCAGCACAGCCATGCGTGGTGCGATGAAGTGGCCAAGTGGGACAATGCCAATGATCGCGCGCTGGCCGCGTGGGACAATCTAATGCTCGGGCTGCGTCTGGGCGAACAGCCGCGCGTGCTGGCCACCACCACGCCGCGCGCAGTGCCGCTGCTGCGCCGCCTGCTGGCCGAAGACAATGTGGCCATGACGCGCGGCGGCACGGAGGCCAATCTGGCCCATCTGCCCGCCCGGTTTCTGGCCGATATGCGCCGCACCTATGGCCGTTCGCATCTGGCGCGGCAGGAACTCGACGGGGAACTGATCGCCGATCTGCCCGGCGCGCTATGGACCCGCGCGCTGCTGGAACAATGCCGCGAGGCTGCCGCGTCCGCCCCGCCGCGCCGCACGGTGATCGGCGTCGATCCCCCGGCCTCGTCCGGCGGCGATGCCTGCGGCGTGGTGGTCTGCGCGCTCGGGCAGGACGGTGTGGCGCGCGTGCTGGCCGACCTGTCGGTGGCCCGCCCCAGCCCGGAACGCTGGGCGCGCGCCGTGGCCGCTGCCGCCGCAGCCTGGCAGGCCGACCGCGTGGTGGCCGAAGCCAATCAGGGCGGCGAGATGGTCGCCAGCGTGCTGCGCGCCGCCGACGTAGCGCTGCCCTTGCGGCTGGTCCACGCCAGCCGGGGCAAAGTCGCCCGCGCCGAACCCGTCGCCGCGCTCTATGAAGCCGGGCGCGTGCGCCACGCCGGGCAGTTTCCGGCGCTGGAGGATGAACTCTGCGGGTTGCTGGCGGGCGGTGCCTATCAAGGCCCGGGCCGCTCCCCCGACCGCGCCGATGCGCTGGTCTGGGCCATGACCGAACTGATGCTCAAACGCACGCCCGCCCCACGGGTGTGGCTGGCGTGAACACAGGAATAGGAGGGCTTGACCTCCAGACCCCATTCATGATTTATGCAGGTGAGTGGTTTATAGCAGCTTCTCTATCAAGAGGTTGGATTGACGAACCCTAGAGGTGGGAACCGCCACCCCACGCACTTCGGGAAACCGGAGTAGAGGCCTTGAGCCGAGAGATCGCGGTTGGCAACGCGCTAGTTTCGTCATTCACTGGGGGAGCCTTCGGGCTCCCCCTTTCATTTCAGAACAACACTTTCAACGCACCTTTAAGACGGCGCGAATCGATGTCCTGCTGCTTGATCGTGTAAGCGCTCTTCACATTGTATGTCCCATGCTGGCTCACTTCGAGGCTGATCGCCACGAGTGCGAAGGGTCTGCCTTCCCGCGCGTGGTCAACACGCTTTACCAGATAGAAACCGCCGGGATTATGCGCGTCCTGGCCTGCATACATCGGTGATCGCAAAATATCGATGATGTTGGCCATGATCAGCCCATAGTCCTCTGGATGATCGTCAGCGATATGGGCGTGGCACGCTTTGCTGACCCAGACATCAGCAACATCCAGTTCGGTTCCCAATGCCCGATTGATCAATCCGGCAGGTAACGGCCCGACCCGAAATGCTTGCCTTCGACTTTTTATCAGCTTCCGCACCATCAGACGCAACTGACCGAAAATGCACCGGCTTGTCCAGCGGGAACCCCTGAACCTGCCGGTTTTTCGGCCTCCTCCATCCACTCCTTCGAAAGGCCCACTATGTCCTTCCTGCAAACGCTGACCGCCGCCTTCAAAGGCGGGGCCGCGCGTGTGCCGCTGGCGCGCGCGTTTACTTCGCCGTGGTTCTTTGCCGATGGCGCGGGCGCGCGGGCGCCGTTTGAATACAATGCCGCCGTCCGCCGCGCCTATCTGGACAATCCGGTGGCGCAGCGCGCGGTGCGGCTGGTGGCCGAAGGGCTGGGCAATGCCCCGCTGGTGCCCACCGATGCCGCACTGGCCCGGCTGGTCAGCGCCACCAGCGCCGGGCAATCGCTGCTGGAAACGCTGACCGCGCAACTGCTGCTGCACGGCAATGGCTATGTCCAGATCCTGAAGGATGCCGCTGGCCGCCCGGTGGAACTGTTCGCGCTGCGCCCCGAACGGGTCAGCGTGGTGCCCGGCAGCGATGGCTGGCCCGCCGCCTTTGCCTACAAGGCGGGCGAACGCACGCTGACGATCCCGCTGCTGGATGAAGACGCCTCACCCAATCTGATCCACATCCGCCATTTCCACCCGGCAGACGACCATTACGGTGCCAGTTGCCTGACCGCCGCCGATCAGGCCATCGCCACCCACAACGCGGCAGCGGGGTGGAACCGCGCGTTGCTGGAAAACGCGGCGCGGCCATCGGGGGCGCTGGTCTATGATCCGGGCGAGGCGGCGGCGCTGTCCGCCGATCAGTTTGACCGGCTGCGCAGCGAACTCTCCCGCGCCTTTGCCGGGGATGCCAATGCCGGGCGGCCGATGCTGCTGGAAGGCGGGCTGAAATGGCAGCCAATGGCGCTGACCCCGGCGGACATGGATTTCGCCACGCTGAAAGCCGCCGCCGCGCGCGACATCGCCCTGGCCTTTGGCGTGCCGCCGATGCTGCTCGGCCTGCCGGGCGACGCGACTTATGCCAATTACCGCGAGGCGAACCGCGCGCTGTGGCGGCTCACCCTGCTGCCGCTGGCAGCCAAATTGCTGACCGCGCTGGGCGAAGGGCTGGCGACATGGTTTCCCGCCGCACCGCTGGTGATCGATCTCGATCGGGTGCCCGCGCTGGCGGAAGACCGCGAACGGCTGTGGGCGCAAGTCAGCGCGGCGGCGTTCCTGTCCGACGATGAAAAGCGCGCGATGCTTGGGCTTGCACTGCAAGGAGACAGCGCATGAACCGGGAAGACATGCTGGCCCGCCTGATCGGTCAGGCGGCGGACGATGGCGGCGATCTCGTCACCTTGCGGGCGCTGGTGGAAGAAGCCAGCGAACTCGGCGCGGCACGCGTGCTCAGCCGCATGGGACTGGACGATGCCACCGCGCACCACGATCTGTCGGAACTGCGCGAACTGCTGCGCGCCTGGCGCGATGCCAAGGCGAGTGCGTGGAAAGCGGCGGTCAACTGGGTAGTGCGCGGCTGTCTGGCGCTGCTGCTGGTGGGCATTGCCGTGCGGCTGGGCGCTGCGGATCTGCTCAAGTGAGCGCGGGTCTGCTGCGCTTTGCCGGCTATGCCGCGCTGTTCGGGCAGCGCGATGCCGGGCGCGATGTGATCCGCCCCGGTGCTTTCGCCCGCACGCTGGCCGCGCGCACCGCGCCGCTGCCGCTGTTCTGGCAGCACCGGCCCGACCAGCGCATCGGCTGGGTGGAACACTTGGCCGAAGACCGGCGCGGCTTGCGGGTCGTCGCCCGGATCGACAACCCGGCAGGCGGCGCGGCGGCAGCGCTGCAACGCGGCACGGTAACCGGCCTGTCCTTCGGCTACCGCGCCCGCCGCTTTACGCGCGACGATGCCGGGCGCGAACTGACTGAGGTCGATCTGTTCGAAGTCAGCCTGGTCACCCACCCGATGCAATCTGCCGCGCGGGTGCATCTGCTCGCCTGATAATCTCACCCCCGGCCCACCCCCGGCCCCTCCCGCAAGCGGGAGGGGAGATTTCCCCTCAACCCACGTCCGACCAGCCGCCCGATGGGCGGCTTTTTTTTTGTGAAAGGTGAATGCCCCATGGATACCCCCATTCCCGCCGCCGCCAGCGATCCGCTCGAAGCCTCGTTCGATATTGTCGCCCGTCAGGATGCGGCGGATCAGGCGCTGGGCGCGCTGCGCAGCGATGTTGATGAAGTGAAATCGCGGCTGGAAAAGGTCAGCCGCGCCGCCGCCCGTCCGCTGCTGGATGGCGGCGCGGTGGCCAGCCCCGAACGCAAGGGCTTTGTCGATGGCTATTTGCGCGCCGGGCGCGAGAGCGAGCTGAAATCGATCTCGGGCATTGTGCCTGCCGATGGCGGCTATGCCGTGCCGCAGGAAATCGATGCGCTGATCGCCGCGCAGCTGAAAGCCGTCAGCCCGATCCGCAGCCTCGCCCGCGTGGTGCAGACCGGGACGGCGGGTTACCGCAAGCTGGTGTCCACCGGCGGCACGGCGTCGGGCTGGGTCAGCGAAACCGGCGTGCGGCCTGAAACCACCGCGTCGAAGTTCGCTGAAATCGCTCCGCCCTCTGGCGAGCTTTACGCCAATCCGGCGGCGAGCCAGGCGATGCTGGATGACGCCGCCTTTGATCTGGAAGCGTGGCTTTCCAGCGAGATCGCGATGGAATTCGCCCGCGCCGAAGGGGCCGCGTTCGTCACCGGCACCGGGGTGAACCAGCCCAAGGGCTTCCTGTCGGGGCCGACATCGGGCGCGGAAGACGGGCTGCGCGCGTTCGGCACCTTGCAGCACATCGTCAGCGGCAGCGCTGCCGGGTTTGACAGCGCGCCCGAACTGAAACTGATCGATCTGGTCCACGCCTTGCGGTCCGGCCATCGGCAGGGGGCCAGCTGGGTGATGAATTCGGCCACGCTGGCGGTGGTGCGCAAGCTGAAGGATGCCGACGGGTCGTTCCTGTGGCAGCCCGGCCTGTCGGAAGCGCAGCCGAACCGCCTGCTCGGCTATCCGGTGGTCGAGGCGGAGGACATGCCCGATATTGCCGCCGGGACCTTGCCGATTGCCTTTGGCAACTTCCAGGCGGGTTATCTGATTGCCGAACGCACCGCCACGCGCATCTTGCGTGATCCCTATACCAACAAGCCCTTCGTCCACTTCTACGCCACCAAGCGCATCGGCGGGCAAGTGCTGGACAGTGACGCGATCAAGGTTCTGCGCATCGCCGCCTGAGCCTGAACCGGCCCAATTGAACCGGCGGGTTCCCCCCTGACCCGCCGGTTCCGCGCCCGCGCCGCCCCTCCCGCCCCCGGCGCGGGCGCACCTTTTTCCTGACCATCCCGAAATGGAGACCGCCATGACGCGGACCCTGATTACGCCCGCCGTGCTGCCACCTGCCGCGCTGGCTGAACTGAAGGACTGGCTGGGCATTACCACCCCGCTGGACGACGCCCCGCTGACCGCGCTGCTCCACGCCGCGCTCGATCTGTGCGAGGCGTTTACCGGCGTGGTGCCGCTGGCCTGCACGGCGGAGGAAGTGCTGGCCATCACCGGCGGCTGGCAGCGACTGACCGCCCATCCGGTGCAGGCGATCACCGGTGTGGAGGGCATTCCCGCCGATGCGCCGCGCTTCACCCTGGCCAGCAGCGCCTATGCCATCGATCTTGACGCCGATGGCGGCGGGCTGGTGCGGATCATGGCGCAAGGTGCGGCGGGCCGCATGGCAGTGCGCTATAGCGCCGGGCTGGCACCGGACTGGACCAGCCTGCCCCATGCCTTGCGCCACGGCGTCATCCGGCTGGCCGCACACCAGCACCGCGCGCGCGAAGACGAAAGCGCAGCGCCCTTGCCGCCCGCAGCCGTCGCCGCGTTGTGGCGGCCATGGCGGCGGATGCGCCTGACATGATGGCGGCAGACACCCGCACGTCCTTCGCCGCGCTGGCCGCCCGCCTGACGGCCAAAGCCGCCGCCCTCGCCGCCGCCCGCAGCGAAACCGCAGCGCTCACCCGGCGCGGTGATCCGGCGCGCTGGCGCAAAGCGCGCCTGCTCTGGCCGCTGTTTACCGGAGAATAGCCCATGGAAATCCCGCTTCGCGCCGCGCTGATCGCCTGGCTGGTCAGCGATCCCGTGCTTTCCGCCCAGATCAACGCCGTGGTGGAAGAAGCCCCCAGCCGCGCCAGTCTGCCGTGGCTGGCGCTGATGGCCAGCGCCAGTGCCGACTGGAGCACCAAGTCCGGACCGGGCCGCGAAGTGCGCGTGGCGCTGGAACTCCATTGCCGGGGTGATGCGCCAGACACTGCCGCCGCGCTGGTGGCCGCGATCGAAAGCCGCATCGCGGCGCTGCCAGCAGCACAGAGCGGCTGGCACATCGCCTCGATCCAGTTCCTGCGCGCCCGCGCTGAACAGCGCGCGGCCAATACCCGCGCGGTGCTGCTCGAATTCCGTTTCCGCCTGCTGGCGGACTGATCCCCGAACCTTTGGAGAATGACCATGACCGCACAGAAAGGCAGCGCCTTCCTGCTCAAGATTGCCGATGGCGCCGTGCCGCCGGTTTACCGCACTGTCGCCGGGCTGCGTACCACGCAGATGACGATCACCGGCGATACCGTTGTCATCACCCACAAGGCCAGCGGCGGCTGGCGCGAGCTATTGTCCGGCGCGGGCGCGCGTTCGGTTTCGGTCAGCGCGGCGGGGATTTTCCTGGGCAGCGCTGCCGAAGCGCAAGTCCGCGCCAATGCCATGGCGGGGACGCTTGACGCCTATGAGCTGAGCTTTGAGGATGGCGAGAAGCTGCACGGGCAGTTCCTGATTCAGCGGCTGGATTATGCCGGCGATTTCAACGGCGAGCGGACTTATACACTCCAGCTGGAAAGCTCCGGCGCGGTGGTGCCTGCATGAGCGCGCCTGCAAATCCGCATCGCGGCGAGGCCAGCTTGGCCATTGCCGGTGAACCCCGCGTGCTGCGCCCCAGCTTTGCCGCGCTGGTCGCCGCCGAAGAGGAACTCGGCCCGCTGTTCGCGCTGGTGGAACGCGCCAGCAGCGGCGAGCTGAAACTGGCCGAACTGACCGCGCTGTTCTGGCACTGCCTGGCCGATCAGCAAGGTCTGACCCGCGAGAGCGTGGGCCGCGCCGTGGTGGAAGCAGGGCTGGCGGCAGCGGCCCGGCCGCTGCGCGTGCTGCTGGGCCAGATCCTGCAAGGCAGCGGATGAGCGGGGCGTCTTTCGGACCCGGTGCACGGCGGTTGGCCGGGCTGGCCGGGCGCAGGCTGGGCTGGCGCGCGGGCGAATTCTGGGCAGCCACCCCCGCCGAACTCGCCGCAATCCTTGCCCCTGACGACGCGCCGCTGACCAACCCGCTTGGCCGCGCTGACCTTGACCGGCTGATGGAGCAGAACGATGAGTGATCCGGTAGATACCCTTCTGATCGATGTCCGCGCCAGCACCCAGGGCTTTGCGCAAGACGTGGCGCAGATGCGCAGCACCTTCGATGGCACGCTGGTCGATGGCTTTTCCCGCGCGGGCGATGTGCTGGAACGCGGCCTGCTCGGCGCGATCCGGCGCGGCAGTCTGGGCTTTGACGATCTGCGCCGCGTCGCGCTCTCTGTCATCGGAGACATTGCCGCGCAGGCGGTGGGCGGGCTGTTTGCCGGTCAGAACGGCGGCAGTGGCGCGGGAAACGTTGTGCTGGGGCTGGGCAATCTGGTTGGTTCGATCCTCGGCCTGCCGGGCCGCGCCACCGGCGGGTCGGTATCTCCGGGGCGCGGCTATCTGGTGGGGGAGCGCGGCCCGGAACTGTTCGTGCCGACCAGCGCCGGACAGATCTTGCCCCACGCCGCACCCGCCAGCGGCGGCTCCCGCGAGGTGCGTGTGTCGATCCAGGTCAACGCGCCGCGCGGCAGCGACGCTCCGCAGACGCTGCAACGCTCCAGCCGCCAGATTGCCAGCGCCGTGCGCCGGGCACTGGTGCAATATTGATACCGCAAGGACAGGAAGGAACCCGCCATGGCTTTCTGGCTTGCCGCTGCCCATGAAGGGCAGGATACCGACTGGATTCAGCGGTTTGATCCGCGCTTCTGGACGGTCGATTTTCCCCGCCCGATGATGGCCGCCGTCACCACCCCGGCGCCCGATGCCTTGCGGGTGGACGCCACCTTCCTGCGCGCGGGTGATCTGGCCGGGCTGATCTGGGCGAGCGAGGACACGCTCGATCACCCGCTGCTCGCCTACCGGACAGACCGGGACTATGCCCGCACCACGCTGTCATTCCGCTGGCGTTCGGCTGGGGTGTTGCCGCTCGATGCGGTCAACGGCCCGACCCTGACCATCGAAGGCCGCGACGCGGCGGGCCAGCCGCGCGCGTGGTATGTCCGCCTGTGGAACTACGCCGTGGGCACGCCCGAGGATGCGCTGGTCACCCTGCCGTTTTCGGCGCTGGCGGGCGGCTTCCTCCACCCGGCAGAGGCCGATCCGGTCCACCCCGCCGCGATCGACCGCCTGTTCCTGTCGGTGGTCGCCCCCGGCTATGTCTCCGGCAGCACCGCTGCCCTGCCCATTCCGGCAGAAGGCTGGATCGAACTGACCGGGATGCGCTGCACCGGCCACCGGGCCATGCTGGAGATCGGCGACGCGGCGGTGCCGCCGCACGGGCTGGCCATTGCCACCGCCTATGACGATTGCGGCACCCAGACCCCGGCCCGGATGCTGCGCGCCATACGCCAGCTCGGCTATCGTGGCAGCGTGCTGCACTATGCCGGGATGAGCCACTTCATGCGGCTGGGGCCGGACGGACTGGTCAAAACAGACAGCGATCCGCTGTGCGCCCCGGCGCGGGCGTGGCACGCGGCGTTCTTTGCCGGATGCAAGGCGCTCGGGTTCTCGCCGATCACCTCGCTATCCTATGAACTGCTGGCGCAGCACTGCCCGGACAGCTGGCAGCAGCGCGCCGCCAATGGCGATCCGGCGCGCACCGGATGGCAGCCGCCTTCGGCGCTGCTCTCGCCCGCCAGTGGACCGGCGATGGCCTGGCTGCAAGCGGCAGGCGCGGCCTTTGCCGCACTGATGCGCGATGCCGGGGTGCCGGTGCGCTTTCAGGTGGGCGAGCCGTGGTGGTGGATCATGCCCGATGGCCGCCCCTGCCTTTATGATGATGCCGCCAGAGCCGCGCTGGGTGGCAGTCCGGTGCCGATTGCCGACATGCGCAGCCCGCTGACCCCGGCGCAGACCGCGCTGCTCGATGCTGCCGGGGCGCTGCTGGCCAGTTCCACCGCCGCGCTGGTGCAGGCCGTGCGCACCGCCGCCGCGCCCGCCCCGGTGGAAGCGCTGCTGCTGGTCTTCACCCCCACCGTGCTCGATCCGGCGATGCCCGAAGCGCACCGCGCCAATCTGCCGCCGGGCTGGGCCACGCCCGCGTTCGACCGCTTGCAGGTAGAGGATTACGACTGGCTGACCGCTGGCCACTCCGCCCGCCGCCGTGAGGCCTATGCCTGGATCAATCAGCAGCTTGGCTATCCGCCAGCCGCGCAGGACTATCTCGCCGGGTTTGTCCTGACCCCCGGCCAGCGCGAACTGTGGCGGCAGATCGACGCCGGGATCGACGAAGCACTGGCTAGACAGGCGCACGAGGTTTTCGTCTGGGCCTTGCCGCAAATTGGCCGTGACGGCTTCGTCCGGCTGCCCCGCGTAGAACAGGAGGACGCGATGATCGCGTTTGATGATGTCGCTTATCCGCTGGCACTGGGGCGCGATGCCTCGGTCACGGCGGAATTTTCCACCAGTGTCACCGTGACCGCATCGGGGTTTGAGCGGCGCAACAGCCTGTGGTCCGATGCCCGGCTGCATTTCGATATTGGCCCCGGCCTGCGTTCGGAAGCCGAACTGGGCACGCTGATCGCCTTCTTCCGCGCCCGGCGCGGCGCGGCGCGCGGGTTCCGCTTGCGCGATCCATCCGATTTCAGCTCGCACGCGATGGTCGGCACGCCCACCGCCAGCGATCAGGTACTGGGCATCGGCGACGGGGTGACGGCCAGCTTTGCCCTGGTCAAGCGCTATGGCGAGGGCGATGCGGGCGCGCAGCTGCGCCGAATCACGCGGCCATTGGGCGATACCCTGCTGGTCAGCCTGGACCACGCACCGGTCAGCACCGGCTGGACGCTCGATCCCGGCGGACTGGTCCGCTTCAGCGCGCCGCCCGCCAGCGGCGTCACCGTGCGCGCGGGCTTTCTGTTCGATGTGCCGGTGCGCTTTGCCGAAGACCGGCTGGACATTTCCGGCGCGGCCTTTGCCGCAGGCGACGCGCCTTCGGTGCCGGTCATCGAAGTGCGGGAAGCGCCATGACCCGGCGCTGGTTTGCTGCCGAGCTGGAAACCGCCGCAACCTTCTGGCGTATCCTGCGGCGCGACGGGGTGACGCTGGGTTTCGTCACGCATGACCGCAATCTGTGGTTCGATGGCGTACTGCACCGCGCCGCGCCCGGTCTGGTGCCATCGGCCATCCGCCGCTCTGCCGGGTTCGAGCCGGACAGCGCCGACGTGCAGGGCGCGCTTAGCCATGAGGCGATTCGCAGCGATGATCTGGCCGCCGGGCGGTTTGACGGGGCGCGCGTGCTGGTCGGTCTGGTTGATTGGGAAAGTCTGGAGCGCCATGTGGTCTATCGCGGCGTGATCGGCACGGTGTCCGAAGAGGCGGGGCAGTTCACTGCCGAACTGCAATCGCGCAAGGCAGAACTGCAACACGACATGATCCCGCGCACCAGCCCGACCTGCCGCGCGGCATTCTGCGGCCCCGGCTGCGGACTGAGCGCCGCGAAGTTCAGCCATGAAGCGGTGCTGCTGGCGCATGATCCCGCCGCCAATAGCGTAACCTTTGCCGCGGGCGTTGCCGCCGCCGAACTGGCTGGCGGACACGTGCGCTGGTTTGACGGGGCCTATGCGGGCCTGACCATGAGCGTGATTGCGGTGGACGGAAATTCCCTCACGCTCGGCACGCCACTTGACCACGCCTTGCCACCGGGCCTGCGTGCTGAACTGCGTGAAGGCTGCGATCACACGCTGGATATGTGCGCGGCGCGCTTCGCCAATGCCGCCGCGTTTCAGGGCGAACCCTTCCTGCCGGGCAACGATGCCGTCGCCCGCTATGCGCCGCCACCGGGATGAGCGGCGAAACCCTTGCCGCCGCTGCCGAAACACTCACCGGCTGCCGCTTTCGCCTGCATGGGCGCGATCCGGCTAGTGGGCTGGATTGCATCGGCGTACTGGCCGCCGCGCTGGCACGGATCGGACGGCCCGCGCCGCTGCCCAACGGCTATGCCATGCGCATTGCCAGCGCCGCCCGCTTCACCGACGCGGCAGAACGCTGCGGCCTTGCCACCGCCATGCTGCCCTTCGCGCCCGGCGACGTCGTGATGTTCCAGGTCGGCCCGAACCAGTTCCATCTGGCCATCGCTGCGCGGTGCGGCGGCTTCGTCCACGCCCATGCCGGACTGCGCCGTGTTGTTCTGACCTCGCCACCGGCTGAGTGGCGTGTGGCCGGGCACTGGCGGCTATCTGCCTGAAACCAAGGAAAATCCTCATGGCAACATTGCTGTTCACCGCGCTGGGCACCGCCCTGGGCGGGCCGCTGGGCGGTGCCATCGGCGCGATGATAGGCCAGCGTGTCGACAGCGCCATCATCGGCAGCCCGACGCGCGAAGGCCCGCGCCTTAAGGAGCTGGGCGTCTCCACCTCCAGCTATGGTGCCGCCCTGCCGCGCCATCATGGCCGGATGCGCGTACCCGGCACGATCATCTGGTCCACCGATCTAATCGAGCACCGCGAAAAGCAGGGTGGCGGCAAGGGCAAACCCTCGGTCACGGCCTATAGCTATACGGTGTCGTTCGCGGTGGCGCTCGCCAGTCGGCCGATCAGCGCGGTGGCGCGCATCTGGGCCGACGGCACGCTGCTGCGCGGCGCGGCGGGCGATCTCAAGACCGGCGGCAGCTTCCGCATGCACACCGGCGAGGGCGACCAGTCGCCCGATCCGCTGATCGCCGCCGCCGAAGGCGCAGACCGCACGCCTGCGTTCCGGGGGCTGGCCTATGCGGTATTCGAGGATCTGGACCTGTCCGATTTCGGTAACCGCATCCCGGCGCTGACGTTTGAAGTGATCGCCGATGACACCCCCGGCCTGGCGCTGGACGGGCTGACCGCTGGCCTGATCGATCAAGCCGACGCCCGCGTGGCTCTGCCGGGGCTGGCCGGGATCAGTATCGAAGGTCCGCTGGGCGATGTGCTGTCGCTGCTCGATCCACTCTGGCCGATGGACTGCGATGCCTGCGGCGATTCGCTGATCATCGCGCGCGAGCGCCTGCAAAGCGGCGCGATGGCGCTGACTGAAGCGGCAGTTGCGCAAGGCGAAGGCGATTTCGGCAGCGCCACCGGATTTCGCCGCAGCCGCACGCCGCCCCCTGTCGCCGCGCCGGGTTTGTTGCGCTATTACGACGTGGACCGCGATTACCAGCCCGGCTTGCAACGCGCGCCAGGCCGCCCGCCTTCCGGCCAACCCGCCGCGCTCGAACTGCCCGCAGCCATGGCGGCAGGCGATGCGCAGCGCCTGATCGGTACAGCGGCCCGCCGCACCCGTTGGGCGCGCGAATCGCTGGCCTGGCGAACGTGCGAACTGGACCCGGCCATCGCGCCCGGCGCGGTGGTGACCGTGCCCGGCCAGCCCGGAAACTGGCGGGTTACCGAATGGGAATGGCGGCAAAGCGGCGTCGAACTGACGCTGATCCGCGCGGCGCCAGAGATCGCCGCGCCCGGCGATCCGGCCAGCGAGGCCGGACGGGCCAACCTGGCCCCGGATGTCACCGCAGCCGCCACCGTGCTGGCCGCATTCGAACTGCCGTCGGACGGAATGGGCGCGGCTGATACTGTGAACCTTTTCGCCGCCGCCTCCTCGGCCAGTCCCGGCTGGAGCGGCGCGGCGCTCTATGTTGATCGCGGCGATGGCGATCTGCTGCCGCTGGGCAGCAGCGGACGCACGCGCTGCCTGATCGGACAGGCCGTGACCGCGCTGCCGCCCGCATCGCCGCTGCTGTTTGACCGGACGTCTGCGTTTGATGTCGAACTCGTCGATCCGGATATCGCACTGGACGCCGCCACCCCGGCACAGCTCGCCATGGGCGCGAATCGCGCGCTGGTGGGTGAGGAGATCATCCAGTTCGGCCAAGCCGAATCGCTTGGCGGCGGACGCTGGCGACTCCGGCACCTGCTGCGCGGGCGCGGCGGCAGCGAAAGCCGTTTGGCAGGTCATATGGCTGGCGAGGTCTTTGTCCTGCTGGACGGCGGCCCGGTAGCCATCGACGCGGCCCCCATTGCCGGGTTCCCGTCGGCCACCATCGCCGCCATCGGGCGCGGCGATCCATCGGCGGTCACAGCGCCGATTGCCTGCCGGGGCAGCAGCCTGCGCCCGCTATCCCCGGTTCACCCCCGCCATACCGCGCACGCTGATGGCAGTCTGACACTCATCTGGACCAGACGCGCGCGGGGCAGCTGGGCTTGGCAGGACGGCGTTGATGTGCCGCTGCAAGAACAGGCGGAAGCCTATGAAATCACTTACGCCGCCGCCAGCGATGCGCTGATCCGCTGGGAAACGGCAGCACCGGCGCTGTCGATCAGTGCCGCGACTCTGTCCGGTCTCGCCCCCGGCGGAGCCTTCCACGTGCGCCAGCGCGGCAGCCACGCCCTGTCTGAACCGTTGTTCCTTTTCACCCTTACCTGACCGCCAACCCGGAGCCATACC